GCAGGGATATCTGCACGCTCGGCAATTTCCTGCTTGGAAACCTGAATCCCCTTCCCTTTATGCGACAAATAAATCATACACCTGACCGCATATTCTCCAGCACGCGTCAATCTCATTTCACAGCCACCCATAAAAGACATTTAAGATAATTAATGTCCTATATACACCATATGTATCTAAGGTCAACCTCTTTTTTCCATTTGTAACGGAGATGAAACGGCCCTACATACCCAGCATTTCTATTAAATCAGCTCTCTCTTCAAGGCGTTTTCTGAATCCTTTTTCGAGTTCCAGCAGCGACTCCTTATCTTGAATAATCCCAGAGTCTGCTCCACAACGCAACAAAAGAGTCGTCAGCACTTCCCCCATTGTGTCCTCTTCTTCCTTATGATCCTTTATAACAATCCAGCGACTGAGCAGGTTTGCAATAATCAATATTTGACAGGATCGATCATACCCTCCAATCTCCTCATAGCCGTGGTGCAATTGCACCATATCCACCAGTACAGTAGGAAACATCCAGCGATGGAGAAGCTGGGAGCCAAGATCATTATGGCCGCATCCAAGAAGCCTGTTCTCAGCTTGAATGCCATCCAGAGGGCGCCATTATTTCGCGTGATGAAATTGCGGAGGTCATTCAGGCGGAGCGATTCAGCAATCGCTTTGAAACGGTTTATTCGAAGTGGAAGAACATGCTGGAGCGTGACCATTCCATTCTTCTTGTTTCGCTGATGGATGGAACGGTGAAAGCTGCGACGCCTGATGAGCGCGTGAAGGAAGCAAGCCGAATGTTGACGAATGGCAGAAGGACGTTTGGAAGGGCCATTGTCATCACCTACAAAACGGATCAATCCCGCCTTTCTGAGCCTATGGTTAAAACGGCGAACAACATTCTCTCCATGAACGAACGCAAGCTGCGCCTTGCGTCGTTCGTTGCGACCACCACCGCCGAGGCGAAGGAGGCATGATGAAGGGCATTAAAAATGAAAACGGATGACGTGGTTGCGGTGGCAGATTTTTCTACGCACCCGCGAAGGGACGGCTCGGCGTAGGGAGCGTCGCGTGGCAGAGTCGGAACGTAGGGCGATGACGTGGAGCAGGCGTCGGAGATTCAGGGCGTATGCAGGCGCTTCGCAAGTCGGCAATTCGTGACGGGGATTATGTTCGTATCCCGATTGAGGCATGGCGGGATGCGGTGGCGTCCGGGGAGAGGAAGTAATGCCAACGGAATCATATACTTGTGCTTATTGTCAGCATGGTGCGCCTTACGCAACGCGAGCCGCGTGTGTGAAGCATGAGGCTTGGTGCCCTATGAACCCGGAAACGAGAACATGCGCGACGTGCACACATTTCCTAATCCCGTCGTACCACAGAAGAACATTCGAGTGCAATGGAACGGGAAGCACGCGTCAGGCGTGGAAAGCGAACTGCGATAAGTGGGAGGCAAAGGGTGGCGATGCGCGGCTGCCGAAGGCGCGTTCCTCTAAACAGCTTTGTCCTGCTTGCGGTTCAGAATTTACCTTCCCGCCTAATCGTTACGGCATGAGCGAAATGGGCAGGGTCCTTTGCTACTGCCCAAAGTGCAACCTTATCGACGAACGAAAGGAAGGCTAAATGAGCAAGGAATACAACCCTTACACCGAAGAGAAGAAAGCTGTTCGTCTAAAATCATTCAAGGAAAAAGAACGACTGGCAAAGAAACGCCTCGCGATGTTTAAGGCGGATCCGAAAATGAAGCACCTAATTGGCCAAGCGCAGAATGATGTATGGTGGGCAATTCGATCCGGTGCTTTAAATGCCCCGTGCGATGGCAAGTATAAAGACAAAGCGAATATAGTGGCTCAGCAAGCCGTGGTGGATATTTTTGAGATGTTTCCGAACGACACCGATGAGGCTCGGAACAAAACGAAAGGTGAATTATGAGCGACAAAGATAAAACGACCGGAGCACCCCGCAGCCTCGATGGGCTGGTTAGCCTGCCGCTGGGCTTGGCTGAAAGCTTGCGCGATCACTGCGAGGATTTACGAGCCTTGCGTGATTGGTGGGAAGACGAACCCCGCCGAACGTATCAAGAGGATTACCGTCAGATGACAAAAGACCTCGATCAAATCATAAAAATCATTGAGCAGGCTAACGACTAAAATGAGCCTTTGTGCCCTGTGGCTCAGATTCAAAACAGGACGTTTACACAATATGCTCAATTTTCTGGTTGGGCTTGAAGGGAGAATGAAATGAAAAACTGTGTGCTAAGAGAGTTCATCGAAACACTGAAACAACAAGCGACCGAACCGGACTGCCAAGACGGGGCGGATGAAGCTAAAATTCCAAACGCGATACAAAAAGGTCGCCGTCAGGGATTCGTAGAATGTGCAGACAAACTAAACTGTCTCACTGAACTTATGCGGGATTAGCCCAACGACATTGTGAGTCTCGGCGACTCAGAAGGAGTATGAAATGACTGAAAAGATTTATGATCAGCGAGAAGATTTACATCGCCTCAACAAGACGCGGCGCGCCGTAGACTCGACGAATCTGGTTTGCTGCTTAAAGGATGGTTGCCTTGAGATTGAGCGCGAAGTTACACTTGGCGGGAAAATTGGGTGGCAGGATCGAAAGTGGCATTTGTTTAACGAGTCTGGCGATAGTGGGAACATGGGTGCAGATTCGCTATTTTCACTCATCATCTCACTCGCACCCAACGCCAGTTAGGGCCATGTAGCCATTTCGAGGAGCGATATGAACAAAGGAGCAAATCGGATGAACGAGCAAGACACAGCAAAGCCCGTGTATGTGGGCAGCGGGAAGGTGATCGAAACCAAAACAGGCCAGACCGGATTCAAAATCCAGATCGACCTGGGTGAGTTGAAGGCGTTCTTACGCGCCAAGGAGAACGCTGCGCATATCTCCGAGTGGACCGACCGGCAAGGGGTGGTACACAAGACGATTAACCTTGTCGCGTGGCCACTGCGGGAGGCGACGGAGCATAGAACGCACAGCGTGAAGGTGGATACTTGGAAGCCGACGCCGAGAGAAGAGCGCAGGGAAGAGGCGAGGCCCGAACCGGTGGCGCAGGTACAGCGTGAAGAGCAGGCACAGGATGATTTGCCGTTCTGATTTGAGGAGTGATTATGAGTGTTTTGGTTGAGCATCCAGTTTGGAAGGTTCCTTCGCTTGAGATGGCGTTGGCGTATGCGGCGAAGTTTGGGGTTTCGCAGAAGGATGCGTGGCTTGAGCTGGAGGCGGCTCGTTTGGAGCGCATTCGGAAGGCGGAGGAAAATCCGCTGATGTATGGTTTTGAGCCGAGCATTTGGCGGGTGTGTGATGCGCTGCTTGGGTTGGATTTTATTTTGGATGCGAAGGGGTTTGTTGGGTATGGGCCGAAGATGCGGGCGGTGCTTGGGTTTGATGAGCCGGTGAAGGTGTTGTTGATCAATGGTGGTCAGCGGTCGGGGAAGACGACGTATGGGGCGAGCCGGTGCATGATCTGTTTGAGGCAGTATCAGCAGGTGAATATGTGGTGTTTCTCTGAGAACATGAACATGAGCATTGAGAATCAGCAGAGTAAGTTGCACGGGTTCATGCCGATTGAGTTGCGCGAGAAGGATGTGATTACGCGCACGACGTATATTTCGTGGACGGATAAGAATGGGTTCACGAAGGAAAGTTTCATTATGCCGGGGAATAATCGCTGTTCGTTCAAGACGTACAGCATGAAGATCGAGGGTGGGAATCTTGGGGTGAAGGATCGGTCGCCTTGTATTGGGTGTTGGAATGATGAACGTATTCCGGCTGAGGTTGCTGAAACGCTGGAGTATCGTGTTTCTGAGCGGGATGCGCGGATGATTCATACGTTCACACCGGTGGATGGGTATACGAGCATGGTTCAGTTGTTCAGGCATGGGGCGAGGTCGGTCAAGGATAGCCCTGCGTTTTTGTGTCCGAAGAACAAGGCTCCTCAACGGTTGGATTTGGCGCTTGGTGGCGAGGATTGTGATGCGTGGCTGGATGGGCATGATGGGGTTGCGGAGGAGAAGGTTTCTGAGGGGGTGAGTTACGAACGTGTTCCGAGGGTGATGCGTTGTGCGGAATCGTATAAGGCGATTGTTCATTTCTTTC